CGCCATTGTGCATTTTGTCGCAATTAGTTTGTCAATAATTGTTCTTTCATTTGTGCTTTTGCAATCGCTATCTTTTCATCTCTAGTCAATTCAACTTCATCAGTTAAAAGGTCGGCTAGATTAGTCGGACTATAAATTGAAAGAGCCATACTAGAATGTGCGTCTAATATACTTTCATTTAAAACAACACCAAGTTTGTCAGCTAGTTCTTTTGCTTGGTCAAAGTATCTGTAAGATTTTAAACCAAGTTTTAGTTTCTGCATTTTCTTATCTACATGCTGAAACATCTGTTCATGGGTTTTAACAACATCTTCTTGTGCAGTTTTAAAATTACAGAAGAATAAATACTCATTATGATTTGTTTTAAATCTTCTAGCAGAACAATAATCACTACCAATTACCCAAAGTTTAAAGTCATTATCCCACTCATCTTTGGGGTACATGGTATTGCCACTTACATCATTACGACTACCGAAACCCAAAAATTTATTAACTTGACTTTCTGAATTGTAATAAGTTGGATTTCTTTTTTCATAATTATCTGCAAGTCTAACATCATAATCTGCGTCAATGCCTTTTGCTTTTATCTCATCACGATAATAAGAAGTTAGAAAGTCTTTGTCCATGTCGCCAAACTTGATATGAACATCTTGTTCTCTTTCAACCATGTCGCCATGATAATCTTTTTCTAATTTCAATTCATCTGATTGAACATGAAAACAATTATCCTCGTAAAGTTGTCCACCATTTCTTTCGCCATACCTATTAATCATACCTCTGATTATATCAACATCCTCTTGTGGGTGGTGTTTCCTTACAAGGGTTTCCATTTTTTCTTTTGCAACCTTTCTTAAAAGGTTGTAGTTTTCTTTTGCGTCTTGCCATGCTTTCTTAAATTTTGAATTATCTTCAAAATGATTTTGAAATACATCAGCAATCACTTTTCGCTTTTCTGCGTTAAGTGTTAGTCGTTTTTCTTTTTGCATATTATTTACTCCTTTTGGTTAAGATGAAATACTAGCACAATGGCTAATTAAAGCCATTGTGCAAAGTGTCGCAGTTATTTTAATTCTTCAACTACATCAACTTTGATATTTTCCATACCATGTTGTTCTGGCTCATCTTCTCTAGCCTCAAAATAATTATCATCATGAGTTTCAAAAAGTTCTTGAGCATGTTTTTTTGAATCAGCTTCAACTATTACAGATTCCCAAATGTCAGCTACATAGTGTACTTTATATCTTGGCATTTTTACTCCTATATTTAATTGTTAATAAAATCGTATTATAGCACATAAATGTTTCATGTGAAACATGACACATTGACGCATGTAGTTTAGAATAATTCTAAAGTAAAAAAATTTTAGTTTTATTATCCCGACCAACCCACCCCTATTATATCACGAAAAAAAGAAATTTAAATTCTCCAAATTGTCGCATGATGCTGCGACAAATTGTCGCAGGACAATCTGTCATGTTGACATAGTTTTAAGCATCAAGTTTCAAGCTTCTGGGTGCGACAATTTGGAGAATATTAAAAAAATTTTTAAAATGCTATTATTCGATTATGTTTAATTTAAATAAATTTGATACACAAAAAGAAATTTGGGAGGAGCCTTCTTTAGTAGATGAGGTAGAAGATACTAAAAACTATTACGGGTTGTTTCCTAAATTTTGGTACAACAAACCTACTGATAAGACTATGGAGGAATTGGAAAAAATGCTTAAAGAGAATTAGAGAATGGTGCCTCATTTGTAAGTTTATCGCACCTTAAAAACTATAAACTTTCAAGGGATACCCCCACGTCACACCCCTCACTGTGAGGCAGTCTTCGTTGGGGGCTGATCCCTGGTCCATTAACCAATGTAATGGAAGAACCCGCAGTGGAATTACCTCTGCTTGATGGACCTGGGATCAGTAAAGTTGCAACTTTATTGGTTGGGAAATAGTGTAGGAACTGTGTGGGTAGCTGGTACTCCAGAGATCTCTGAGACTCGCTCAAACATAAGGAGGCGGAACAGTCCACAATCACCTACTGATCCCTGGACACTAGCAGGTGATAACCTGTTAAGCCTGTCGCTCGAGCTATTAAAACAAAGCACGCCGGCTTCAATCTAGTGTCCTGGGATCAGTTGTGTTAGCCTTGCTCGGCTAATATTAAGCTGGGTTGCAAGTCGCAAACCGGATCAAGTGAGACATTGCAGTCTCCACCGGCCGATATCGACAACCTGTTAAACCTTAATAGTCAACCAGCAAGCGCGCACCGTTGTAAGTGCTTAACCGCCAGCGGTCGTCGAATAACACAACTAATCCCAGGTCTCTTTAGCCGGTGGTGGTGGATGTGCCTGAGAGACCTGGGATTAGTTATAAAAATATGATGCGAACAAAATTTAAAAATAGAAAAGGACGAGCTCCATGCAACAAATGCTACGCGCTAATTGCTTCTGGAGGTTACATATCGGGATGCTAAAACCTACCCTGAGTATTCGAGCCTTTGGCGACCCGTTAGTACGTGCACGGAAAGCGGGACGTTTGATGAATAAGCAACAAGCTGCGACAAATTGTCGCGCGTCAATCTGCTTCTTGACTCAAGCGTCAAGCAACAAGCGACAAGCTGCGACAATTATGTAAGGTGAATAAAAAAATAATTAGTTTAATATAATAAAAAAAACCAAGGAGTAAAAAATATGAATACAAAAGAAGCCTGGGCGCTGGTCGGTGGACTAAGTAAGCCCTCAAAAATGCCTGGATGGTCAATTGGTATTCCAGCTAAGGAATGCAAGACCGGCAGCAAGTTACGATTAATTAAAAATTCTGTCTGTGCGGCATGCTATGCCCTGAAGGGTATGTATAGATTTAGTACTGTACAGAAAGCTCAATATAAGAGGCTGGACGCTATAAAGAATCCATACTGGGTTGAAGCAATGGCAGCTCTTATCAATTCAAAAAAACCTGATGTGTTTAGATGGCATGACAGCGGCGATGTCCAGGATCTAGAACACCTGAATAAAATTTATGAGGTCTGCAGGTTAACACCTGAGAAGCGTCATTGGATGCCAACCCGGGAAGCCTGGATCAAGGACCACCTGACCAGCTGCCCTCCTAACTTAGTCATTAGATTCAGTTCTCCAATGGTTGATCAGGGCCCAGTCATGAGCTGGCCGAATACGTCGACAGTCTCAACGAAGAGTCGAACCTGTCCGGCCCCTGACCAGGACAATAGCTGCGGTGATTGTAGAGCGTGCTGGGACCCTGAAGTAAAGAACATTGAATACGGACAGCACTAATATGGAAAATACTAAAAACAAAGAAGAGTTAATTGAAGAGCTTGAAGGGATCCTGAAAGCTAACAAAGATAATATATACTGTAATGAATACCAACTAGCGGACATGGTCCGGGAGGCGCTCAAGCTGTATGAGGTATAATGCACGTATTTAGACACCCAAAATTTTATGAAGAGCTGCGCAAGAAGCGCAAACAATTTCAAAAAGAACAGAAAGAATTAGGAGAGAAAGCGATGAAGGATGAAGCAACAAGCGACAAGCAGCAAGCAATCGATGAAACTGTACCCCACAATGATATCGAAGAAGCTCAAGCAACAAGCAACAAGCGACAAGCGCCTGAGCAAGACAGCGATTAAGATCCATGAAGCCTGGTGCGTAGCGAACGGCTACAAGCGTCAAGCGACAAGCTGCGACATTTTGACGCAGGACAATTTGCCTGTTTACAAAAGTTCGGACTACAAACCGTCAAGCACCAAGCGACAAGCAGCGTAACCGGTGGCACAGGGGGCCTGGGTCAGGCCTCCGGCTACAAGCTCCCGGATTCTTTTCCCCTCATAAAGTTTTGGAAGCATACAAGAGGCATCCAAAACTAGGATAAATGTATTCTCAGGATGCTTCACATGGAAGGCTATTTGGTGTGGAGAAAATTTAATTTTATTTGTTTTAGTGTACTTTAACTCAACAGTGAAAAAGTGCCCCAAATTATTATACCCCAATAGATCGGGAGTACCAGGAACGCTAAGGTTTTCAATCCTAATCCAGGATATTTCAGTAAGATTTCTTTTAACTTGTGCATAGAATTTAGTCTCGGGTTTCATTGGTTTTTCACACAAACATGCTTAACCAATTTTCTTCAAAACCTTACCCATATTCCATGTTTCAGCTTGAACTGTAAAGACTAGTCGATGTGACTCTCTATGGCCAATTAATTTATTTTCCATTAATTGTAAAGAAGAAATGTCATAATATTTTCCATCAGGTAAACAAACTTGAACACGAGCGTTTCCAGCTGCATCTGATTTCATCATCTTATCTAATATTTGTCTAAGTAATTTTCCTTGCATAATTTCTTTTTATATGGGGCCCCAGTATCAGTTGAGGGAGTAAATCTCAAGGTCGTAAGCCGAACCCCATAAAACAAATCAACATTGTCAGGTCGAACCAGAATACTTTTGTTAAATATTTTGCCCTAACAACAGTTGATATATTATTATTGTTATGTTAAAAGTCAATAGAGGTTAAACTATGTCACAACGTGAAAAAGGTAGAACATTTGATGGTATTTCAAGGCCCTCAGATGATAATTACAGAAAAAACTTTGATAGAATATTTAAAACTAATCCTGTAGCAAAAGAGGTTAGAACACCAAAATTTAAATCAAAAGTAGTAGAGGATAAAACTAAATATAATAGAAAAAAAGAAAAGACTTTACATGAAGAATTAATGGAAGGTTATGAATTAGAGAAAAAAATGTATGAGGAAGAATAATGGGATTACCTAAAAAATTAACAGAACAACAAATTAAATTTGCAAACTTATTAGTTTGTGAAGAAGGTAGAAAGACTGCTACTCAATGTGCTATTGAGGCAGGTTATTCTAAAGAATCAGCAAGACACTCAGCTAGCGTATTACAAAATCCTAAACACTATCCACTAGTAGTACAATACATTGGTGAACTTAGAGCTGAATGGCAGAAAAAATATGACGTCA